AACCTCTAAATAATTCAGGATAACCTGTTCTTTCTGACCAAGAGTCAAAATCTCTTTCTTCACCAAGATTATTTTTATGATACTCATACCTACTCATCATTGTTTCCGAAGGTACGGAGCTTTTAAATTTTTGATATTCTTTAGAAAGGTATTCATCTTCATTAACTAAATGATGAGAAATAATATCTCCTGCAATATCTTCAGGTCTTACATCTTTAAATATTTGTAATCCATATTCGTCTATAGAAATATCTTTAGGTCTTGGCATGGTTGCAGAACCTTCTTCTCCAGGGGGGAAGTGCTCTAGGGAATAAGGGATATTTTCATTAGGTGTATTTACTATTTTATATTCATAGTCTTTTAAAATAGGATACATTTCTTTTGCAACTGCGTAGGAATCAGCCATTAACTTTTTCTCTCAATCTTCCTAGATCACGTAAAGTACGTACTACACCTTGTAACCTAAACATCTCATCAGGTTCTCTAGTTTGCTCTAATGCAATCTGAGCAAACATTATTCGTTCATCTATCTCTGCCAAGAATGGAATATACAAATCTGGATTATTTACAAAAGGCTTAAGATTATTGTTTACCACCAGTTTCATTACCCCTGTGGCCCAGTGTTACCTGAGAAGCCCTGTTCTCCTGGTGTAGGGGCTGTTCCAGTTCCTATAGTACCACCCCCAGCGCCAGACGTATCCTGCACCTGAGCACCCGCAGGAGCGCCCTGTGTGGGTGGTGGGCCAGGAACACCTGGTTGTGGCTCTGGAGGATTAGCTTCTTGGAACTTTTTAAGTATCTCTGCTTGTACTGCAGCCTGTGCCATATTGTTCCCAACCTTATCTGGGTCAAGGTCCATAGACTTAGCAATCTCACGTACAATGTAATCCATCCTAGCAAAGGGAGCTAGAGCAGGGTTCTGTACAACTTGTAGGAACTGCATTAGACGTTGGCTACGTACTTCATTAGCCATTAAGCTTTCTGTACCACGAGCTTTAACTTCTAAGTCACCTTTAATATCTGCATCAAAGTTAAACTGCATATTAAAGTTAAAGAAAGCTTTGCCTAGTGGAGCTAGTAAGTAGTCATCAATATTCTTAACTACATTACGTATAGAACCATTAGCAGCAGACATAAGCATAGAGATACCAGAGGCAGTACGTCCTACACCAGATACACCTGTCTGACCGTGAGCAAAGGATGGGAACCCAGTAGACTCATCTGAGAGTACCCTTGCCTTGTCAAACATCTGCATGTTCTCGTTACTTACGTTAGGGAACTTAGTGCCAAAGATAGCTTGTCCAGGTGCACCTCCTTGCCTACGGAAGACTTTACCAGGGTACACAGACAGGTCTTGTCCTGGAACTAAGTTAGTCTCATCAATCTCAATCAACAAGTTACCTGACAGTGCAGCATTATCTACAGCCATACGCATAAACCCATTCATTAGTGTTTGGGTATCATCCATATTCTCTGCAATCCCTACACCAAAGATGCTGTAAGGGTTCATCTCGAAAGGAGAAGCAAAGTATGGAATGTATGCAGGGGTAAACGGATTCATTACAAGACGTAATACTTGACCATTACAAATCCAAGCATTAACACTAACTTGTTCAGCATCTTTTATTTCTTTTGGAATATCTATGTCTTGTTGCTCTAACATCTCTGTGTCAACAAAACCCCAGAACTCAAGTACCTCAAAGCGTTCTACGCTGTACTCTTCTGAGTCATCCTCCATAATGTGTTCCCACCATTCTTTCTGGTAGGACTCACCTAAGCCTAATGCATTGTTAATTGCATTCTCACGAAAATAAGGACGGTTCTTTAATCCACGTAGCTGTGAACGTGACATCTTGTGACGCTCAATAATATACTCAGCTTCTTCCATCGTAGATGCATCAGGGTCAGGATAGAAGTTCCAGATAGATACACTAGTCGTTTGTGGTATTGTTTTAAAGACAGGAGTGTAATTACCTTCTTCATCCCAGTTAGGGTATTCTTTATCTACAGCAAATGGACCTTTCATAATACCTGTACCAAACAAAGCAGTCTCAAATGCAGCAGCACGTAAATGCTTCTTAGCGTGAGACTCTTCTAGTTGGTCATGTATCTTCTTTTCCATTTTCTTTGCTGCAACATCAGCAGGGTGAAATTGAGGAGAGGTAGGTGTTTTAGCTGGACCAGCCTGTAGCTTATCTATAACTGGTTCTAGTGGTGCTTTTAGACCACTAAGGCGTTCTTTAAAATCTTGGTATGTTTCACCAGGAAGTAGCTCACCCACTTCTTCTTGAGCTTTTTGTGCTTGTGGATTAGTCTCAAAGTTAACTGTCTCTTCTACATTGTCTGGTAGGACTGTAGGATCAATAGTAATAGGAAACTTGTTGCCACCAAAGAGTACTTCAGCAATCTGACCATAAGCAGCTAGTACCTTAGTCTTAGTTACCTTAACAAATATCTTAGATTTTTCTGTAGAAGTAAATTGAACATCTGGACCGTATAAGCCACGATAGTTTCTATAAGCTTGTACCCAGCGTTCTTCATCCATACGTCTGGAAGTCTCAGCCTTAGAGTATCTTTCTTTTACAAAACTTACAATTTGTCCTGCTTTCGGATCAGAGTACTCTTCTTTTGCTACATCATCAATGGCAGAAGTTTCCTCCATGTCCATGATCATGTCTTCAAAGTCTTCTTTCATAATATATCCTTAATATCCGAATGTCGAATCTGACATCTGAAACCCTGAACCGTGGTTGTTAGGGTCAAAATCAAATAGGCTGCTGCGTGGTCTAGTCATTATACCATAGCGTAGTGCATCGTACAAGTGATCTTCTGCGTGTGTATCTACATCTTCTGGATTGTTTTTATCTAAAGGTATGGAAGGTATTTGAGATACAGTGTTAATACAACTACTAAAAAATACTAGCCTTGGTTCTTCTGTAAACTCGTCTACTTGAAGCCTTCTGTGTAATTCGTTCTTACCTGCTATACGAGAACCTCTTGATCTGTCAGAAGGCCTCCAACGGCAACCTTTCATAATCATTTGTTCTGCAAGGCTTGGTCCAGTATCTCCACGATTATGCCATAAAGATGAGTCAAGAACTCCATACCTTATCTTCTCTCCCTCTTCTACTTCTAAGATCATATCTGCTAAGTCTGTTGCAGTTACCTTAGTTACATACATCTCTCTGTAAATAACTAACTGCTCTGAAGGGGATATTGCAAACCATACTACTCCTGTGTGAGAGCCGTATCCATAGTCACATGCTCTAAACTTAGCCCAGCTTGAAGGAATATCGAATGGCTCTACAACATGAATCTTACGGTTAAACTCAGGGAAGGCTGCTCCCTCATTAATATCCCAGTCTCCCTCCAGTAGTTGTCTACGTTGGTGCTCAGGCAGAGATAAAAGATTAGCTTCATACATACCATCGTCAGAAAGGTAAGGATTATCAAAAAGTGTTGCAGGTATAAATTTACGTTTAAAGAGTGGTTCACCTTCTCGGCTATGACCTTTAGGCCAACTTAACTCTTCTCCACTATCTATATCTGTAGCCCAGTAGGACTTGTTGTGTTCAGCAGGATCAATAAAAGTTTTTTTAACCCATTGGTGTCCTGGACCTCCAGGGTTACTTGTGGCTCTCATGTAGAGGGGTAGCCCACTATCTTTGTTAGAACGTAAGCGAGACCTCATGTAGTTCCAGGGGTATGGTGTAGGCCATTGAGTTAGCTCGTCAAAGCCTATCCAATTAAAAGCCTGTCCTTGGTATCTCATAACGTCATCATCACGGTCAAGGTATGACATCCAGAGAGTTGCACCTGATGGAGCTACCCAAGTCTTATCTCTTTCCATAAACTTAATTCCAGGAATAGCTTTAGGGTAAAGCTGTTTGGAAACTGAGATAAGTTCTCTTAGTTCTTCTGTACTACGTCTAACAAGTAGCATACTTGCATCAGGGTTATTTAAATATCTAACAGGATCAGCAACTAAACTATAGCTCTTACCACCTCCTGCACTGCCACCATATAATACTTCTTGTTCTGTAGAGGCTAGGAAAGCTGTCTGTGGTCCAGGATTAGGCTCAAAGATAACATCCCTAATTACTTTTTGTGCAACCTCTATATCAACAGGAGCAGGTTTAGATACTGCTGGTACTTTCCTTACTACATTACTTGATTCTAGCTTCGATTTTTTCTGCTTTTTCAAGGGCTTCTTTGTAACGCTGGGCAAGGTAGCGTTGGTTTGAAGCTTCTCTCTTACGCTTTTGGTCAAGTTTAACTCTTTTATATAAGCCCACGTGTGAAATATATCTATCTGATTGAGTACTGAGCCAATTAGCTACATCACGGTAACTGTACTGTTTAAGGTACTTTTTAGCTTGTTCGTATAGTTCTAACTCATCTTCAATCGGTAAGAGTACATCATCATCTTCTGGGTCTTGCTCGTATCCAAACGGTACATGTCTTCCTATTCTTACTACAGGGGTCCAAATATAACCGTTATCTATTTTATCAGGAGCTGGAAGTGTCCATTCTTTTCTAATCTTCATTTGCTTTTGGAGGTAAGATAAATAAAGGGCTTTCAGTTTTTACTTCAACTTTTTCAGTCTTAACAAAACCAGCCCTGTCAAGAAGATCTTTAGCTGCTGCCATTTTCTCTTTGTTACCTAAGTCTGTAGGATTGTTTAGTACTTCCATTAAAGACCAAGCTGCTTGTGGCCCACGGGTAGAGATAAACTTCTTAGTTAACTCTGCAACTTCGTCTTGCAAAGCATTTAAAACAGTTGTAGAAGATACACCATGAGCATATTCAGCAATCTTAAGTGCTTTTACTGGATTACCCTGTGCTTCTTCAAACAACACATCTAAAAATTTCTGTTGTTTTTCCGTAAGATTACGAGTCATTATGTTACTTTCCTGTAGGGTCTTGTCTTTTTTGCAATTTTTTTAGGTTGAGCCACATGCTGCTTACCTGCCTTAGTGCCTGATCGCTTAGCTCTGGTTGTAGTGGCGTACTCAGCAGGAGTAAGAGACTTGATAGCCTTAGCAGGTAGATAACGCTCACCAGTTTTAGCACTGGGCTTGCCACTCTTTGTACGCCACTTTTGTTTGGACCATGATTTTAAGCTCTTTTGGGATTTAGCTAAAGCCATGTTAACAGCATTTACACTCTTTATTACACTTCTTATTTATTAAAGCGCACCAAAGTCTTTTTAAATATTTTCTCATTTGTAACCACCACCCTTTGCTTTATATTGTTTTGCAACCATTTGAGCCTTACGTGCAGACCACTGCCCAGGTTTACCACCTGAAGAGCCAGCCTTTACAGAAGCTACAAGAGACTTACGCATACTAGGCTTAGTATAATTACCTGCCGCATTGACGGTAGATTTTGCCTTCGATTTCACCACGTGTAACTCCTATATCTTTTAACTGATTGTCTGACATATTTCGTAGCTGCCAATGAGCTACTCTTTTTTCTTGGCTGATTTGAATTATTTTGATTAATTTTCTAAACATGCACTGTCTCCTTGTTGTTGTGCTGGAGATAGTTTTACACATTTTAGTCTAAATTAAAACAGATAATAGTGCAACCCCGTTATGCATTTATTACACAACGAGGTTACTTTTTTATGCGAGAATTACTCTCACTGTAGCATTAGAAGATATCCCCCTTAAGAGATTCATCTTTATTACTGATGCAGTAGGGTTTAGTGCTTTTGTTTCTGTAGGGTCTACCGCATTAGGTACGACAAGAGTATACGTTGTAGGAACATATACTACAGAATCATCAGACGGTGTAAGCAGTCGAGGGACTTCAAGAATTAAATCATTCGCTGTTACAATATCTGCCTCTGCCGCAGTAAAACTAATATAGATTGGCAAAGTTGTATGCAGATAAATCATGTTAGTATCACTAACGTCAACGTGTAACGTAGTGGTACTAACAGTCAATACAGTCTGTACACCCCAACTTAAAGCAGTACTCGCTCCTTGTAAGTTAGTTTGATACATCATTAGACAATGCCATAAAGGTTAATCAGTGAGTAGTCAGTAGTTACGTTAACAATCATAACTGTACCAATTACCTGAATAACATCCCCTGCAGCAGGACCAACAGCACCAGAAGCACCCAAAGGTACAGCATGGTTACCTACAACAAGTGTACCTGAAGTAAGTACAGTCTGTGGACCTGATACTGCCATCCAACCGAAGTGAGAAGCAGCCATGTCTACTACTGTGACACCCATTGTTGCGCCTGTAGTTGTAGCAGCCTGAACAATCAAAGCACTGAGTGGATCAGCGATAAGAGTAATTCGTGTGCTAGAAGAAGCTGTAAT